TTATTTATCAAACTCGGGATTGACAGCATAGAAGTTTTTGCTGTCGAGTTTTTCCTGTACAATGCGTAAACTTTCACCGAAACGTTGGTAGTGGACGATTTCACGTTGTCTTAAGAAACGGATCGGATCGCATACTTCAGGATCTTTTACGAGACGAAGAATATTATCGTACGTTGTACGCGCTTTCTGCTCTGCCGCAAGATCTTCATGAAGATCGGTGATGGGATCTCCTTTTGATTGGAAATAAGTTGCTGTCCATGGGGCGCCGCTTGCTGCCTGTGGCCAGAGAGCAAGTGTGTGATCTACATAATAAGGAGCAAATCCGGAGCGTTCGATTTCCTCCGGAGAAAGGTCCTTGGTGAGCTGATAAACGATGGCGCATACCATTTCCATGTGAGCGAGTTCTTTCGCTCGTAGAAGATGCAACGAATGAAAAACGCCGCTATTTCGGCACTTTTGGAAACACATCAATTTCAAAATCAGAACGATCCTGCCCCTTTTTGTTTCGTTTTGTCTTTGTGAACATGATTTTTTCAATTAAAACCTTTAAAGCGCTGTTCTTTTCGGGAATTGTAAGTCTACCCCATTCGCCGAGCAAATTCTTACAGCGCGGAACGAAATTTTTACGGTTTGCCTGTAGTGCGAGTGTGGCGTGAAGGTCGTTCTGCGCGGAGATAATGTGCTCCATACATTCTTTTACGCGTCGCTCAAGAGCGTTTGACCGCTCGATAAAAATTTCCTTCGTATAGATACCCTGCTCGAGAAAATCAAAAAGGGATTCACGTTGCTTTAAAAGTGTTTCATGTTCTTTTTCAAAATTCTTAACAATCGCTTCTTTTGCAGCGACGTTCTCCACGTCTTCGGGCAACGCGTCAGTGAGCTCGTATTTATCTATGTAATTCCGCAGCCATTCCAACAAGGCGAGCTCTAACTCATCAATTCGGATACCGACTGTAGGGCATTCAGTATATTGACAAATCAGAATGTCATAAGGCGTTTTAGTATGCGCTTTTTTACGAACCATCAGCCGGCCACACTGGGAACACCGGACAAGACCGGCAAAAATATTCTGAATCGGTCTGTCATCACGCACCGGAGCGGAGCAGCTCCCTTTTGGCTGGTTGGCACGCTGGAAAAGGTCCGCGCTGATCCGGGGCGGCCAAACTGCATCGGCAAGAATATAATCTGACGAGTGCGGGCGAGAACGAGAAATTTTCCCATCTTTGACCGTACGAACCGTTTTCCGATGTCCCCAGCGAACTTTTCCGATATTTGCCGGATTAGATATAATTCCTTTTAGCGTGGACGGCGTAAACGGGCGTCCGCTTCTTGATAAAATTCCCATTTCGGCCATATGAGTACATGCTTTTTGATAACCGTATTGTTTATTGCCGCATAGATCATACATCAGATCGAGCACGGGGGATTCGGTTGGATCGGGAGCAAGAGAGAAGTGCTTACCATCAGGAGCGATAACGCGACGCCATCCGTAGGGCGGTATATTTCCGACATAATATCCGTCAGAGCTGCTTCGTTCTCTGCCACGCTGCATCCTGCGCTTAATTGTTGCGTATTCTCTGCGACTCATAAACAGACTAAATTCAAAGTATTCGTTATCGTACTCGTTTGCCGGATCATACGTCTTGTTAGGAGTAACGATCTTTGTGTTTGAGTAGAAAAATGCACGCTGTACCCGCCCTTGATCGATCGTATCTCCGCGGGCGAGGCGGTCAACGTCCATAACAAGACATCCGTCCCACATACAAGACTCTACTTCGGCCATCACTTGAGACATCACCGGGCGGGAATCAATACTGTCGCCGGAGACGACTTCGCGATAAATTGCCCCGATCGGAAGCGACAGCGTTTTGGCAAGCTCCAGCAAAGTGGTGATATGGCGCTCGAGCACATCGATTCCCAACGCTTCGAGATCAGCATCCTTCCTTGATTTACGAGCATAAATAAAATAAGACATTGCATCACACTCCTATGTAATTATATGTAAAAAGGTATAAAAATAACAGCTATCAAAAACAGATGTTCTGATTGCGATAGCTGACCGAAGATGATACAATATTTTTTGGTTGGAATGCTGTAGCATCTCCGGAGATGTTATAGTTAAGCCGTCCTATCTCTGCTGTGCGGAGAGGGCGTGTTGACCGCTCCTGTTGACGCAGGGGCGGTTTTTCTATCTATCTTCCAGTTTCTTTTGCTCGCGTTCGATCTGCTTAATGCTTTTAGTTGGGGTGGGGAGATCCTCTGGCATCGTTCCCCCTAATCGTGAAATAGTATCACGAACTTCTTTACCGACGTTATAGTGCGTCTGGTTGGCATTTTCTTTCCCTTGTATATTATCACGTTTAATTTTAGCCTCTGTTTGTGTGGCGCGAAATAAATTAGCGGCAAGTTCTTCATATCCCATATGGTCAAGGATTTTTTGAGATGGTTTCAATCCCTTATGGTGATGGATAGCCTTTGCATCCATACCACCGTATAAACCACGATACCCATAATTTTGAAAGATAGCGTAATCAAGGTTTGTTTCAACTCCTGCATTTTTTGCGGCTTCTACTAATAATTTATTATGCTCTGCCATTTCACGTCTGATAGCTAATCTCTTTTGGTCTTCATTTAATTCGTTAAAATTATCTATTAATTCTTGTTGTCTTGTCTTTACGGCGAAGTATGTCTGACCGAGAGCAATCACCTTTTTCCGGGAATCGCCATTCTGTACAATTAAATAACATGCATAGCGGGAGAGTGCGTAATCTGTAATTTCTTTTGTTGCAGATTTAGGCATATCTATCGTTTTGTTGACTTCAACAAAATGATGAAAGACATCATTTCCGCTATTTTCACAAGCGGTTACAGCTCTATCAATAACTCTAGAAAAGTTGCGCCACTCAGTATATTCTAGAGCACGCTGAAGTTCTCTTGCGTACCAAAACTCCTCTCCATATTCATTGATATGTTTAATGGATTCAAATAAAGATTCGGTATAGCTGTTCTGTTCATCCTCGGTAAGAGCCTTACTAAGAACACGATCATGTAATTCAGTTAATTTGTTTTCAAAATCATCCATTTATCACACCCTCTTTCTAACTATTTGGAAAATCTAGATAGTTGACATTTATGGTACATTTGCTATAATGTACTTAACAGGATAGCCGGAAGGTGACTGCACCTCACCCGCTCCGGTGCAACTTAAAAAACTATAAGAAATAGTCGTCAGCTTTGTCAGGGCAGGACGGCTATTTTTTATGCGTATAATTCAGAATGGCTACAACCAAAAGCGCAATGCTTATGATCAAACTGAGTTCTTCATATGTACTCATAATTACCACCCCCCCTCCACAGGATTCTCGGAATGGGTGGAAGCTCGTCCTCCGGCTACCCTGGTAAATACATTTTCCTTCGTATATGCTCCGGCGACTTTGGGAGTGTCGGGTATATTTCGTATAACGTAAAAGACCCCGTATTACTACGGGGTCTAAGTTGTGCAGGTAAACTGCATTGTCCTAATGTTATACACGCTAAGGTGTTTTGTTCTATAACATTATATGTTGGTATGCCCCAAAAGTCAATACTTTATACTATAATTATTTACCAATATATAATTCGCAGATTTTTTTATCTATTATATTTAAACTTTCATCGCTTAATTTTATACCTGCAAAAGCATCGGAATAATGCAAAGGTTTTGTTATTCGTATTTTGCTAATTGTTGTGATTTGAGAAACTAAGCCAATGCTTCCAGTTTTCATTAAATCAATTTCTTTTTGCACCTTATCGGCTTCCGTTGTATCTACTGTAAAAGCTATCGTTATTTTCTCTCCGGCATACACCGGATTTGGCGATACTTTCACATCTTGAATTGAATTATTGAATTTTTGCATATACTTTTGATGGAGCTTATCATATATTTCGTTTCCCAAATCAATAGTGAATTTATTAGGTGTGGTATATTCTTTTTTAGATGAAAGAGGAAGTACGGTTAATATATCGGAATAAGGGGAGTCTTTTTTATTTAAAACAACCGCATAATGCAATCCGCCTTCTTCATGACCAATACGAAAGCCTAGGTCAACTTGAATAATTTCACCTCTTTTGTATACTTTATTTTTTGAAGCATCAAATGTTTTTTCTTTTTTAATAAATCTACAATATGTATTGATCCAATACGAAAGCAGATTTACTTTTTTGAGATGGGAATCGTTTTCTGTTGTGCTGTCTTCAGGTGCTTTTTTAATGTGTGCTTCAAGCAGCTCATTAAGGGTTTTTATAGCTCTTTTTTATTTCCGATGACCTCATTTTTATCGAAAAAATATTTTTCTTTTTGTTTCATAGCGTTTTTACTTCCCTCTCTTTCTTTTGTCCCCTGTTCCTTTAACACCACTTTATATAATCGCCGTAGCGGTTATACCTTATTTATGCGCAGACATTTCGATTTTCTGTACATCTATTTTCTCAAAATCACGCTCCTTTATATGCCTAATCGCATGGTTAATTGCCTTTAACCGTTTGCTTTCACATAAATTTGCGTTTATAAAAATAGTGAATGAATTATCTTCATTCTCGGTTATTACTTCATTAACGGTCATTCCGTCCATGAAAAAAATTTGATAATCAAAACTCATTATTATCACGTTCCTTTTTCTTTAATGCCATAAGCATATTATATGTTGTTTCTAAATCTTCGGGAGTAGCATCTTTTGCAGCATCGAAAAGTACACGCAAATCTTTGTTTTCAAATAGTTTTTGTGCCATCTCAGCGGTTTCATTATTCAAGTAATATCTTGCCTCATCACCTTCTTTGCTATCTCCTGTTAGTAAATATTCAGATGTTACACCTAAATATTCTGCAATATCTAGTAATCTATCTGCAGGAAATACTCCCTTTTTTAATTGACCAATATAACCATTTGCATAGCCGAGATCACGCTCAACTTTAGATATTGGGATTTTTCGCTCTTTGCATATCTCTTTTACTCTTTCTACGCTGTTCATAGTATCCTCCGATCAAAAATAGGCGAAAGCCTAAAAAATAGGTTGACAAATTAGAGAATACCCTATATAATGAACCTAAGATTTAGGCGAAAGCCTAATTCAAAAGGGCATATATAGAGGATAATCTCGTAATTGGTGGTACTTCTATTTTAGATTATTCTCTATAAAATGTCAATAAATAATTAGATTTTTACCTATAAGAAAGGAGGTTAGACATTGATTTTAAAAAGGGTCGAAGCACTGTGTAAGAAAAAGGGCGTATCAATATCGCGACTCGAAAAAGATTGCAATATAGGAAATGCGACCATTAAAAAATGGGACGAGTCAGCGCCTAGAGTTGACACATTAAAAAAAGTTGCAGACTACTTCGGTGTATCTATCGAATACTTCCTAGAGTAGTGTAACAGGAAAGGTGTCCGATAAAAAGGACTTTGAACCAGAAGAGGAGGTGAAGGTAATAATGAGAATAAAAATAATTTTTCACATAACAAGGATGGACGATGTTAGTGATGTTTTGAAGAAAGCAGAAGAATTAAAGAAAGAGAACCCCCATACAGAAATTAGTATAGAGGTTCTAGTATAGAAAGATTATTTCTTTCTGATTTCGATGGCTTTTAACCCAGTTGTAGAAATTGTGTAACTCGTACTAGAACTATACAGGTAAATCTCTGAGTGAATCCTAAAATGCTGAGATGCAATTTCATCGCCCGAATATGTTCTTATTCCGGATGAAGTAGGAATTTCGATTTTATCTACATTCGTGCACAAGTGATCATTTCCATCGAAATATGAAAAATAAATATCATACATATAGTAGCTACTCCCTTCTTAATACTCGGCATGCCGGTGCCTGTATTTAAAGTATAGGAGATTTTTAGGGACAACGCAACAAGTACAAACATTAAAACATAAACATAAACAGGAGGTGAAGAACGTGATTGTTGAAGAAATCCGCATAAGAGGTGCAACAATCCGAGTGCATGACGACAGTTATGTAAACCGTACAAAAGAAGAGATCCAAAGCAGTATAGACGCATGCAGTCGGATTATCAGAGAAGCATTAATACGAAAAGAGAAAACCGCGTAAGCGGTAGAAAGGAAAGACAAGCATGGAAGAGATTAAATTACCGACAGTGCCGGAGCTGGAGCTGATCCCGATCGAGCGGAGAAATTTTCCGGAAGAGGATCACAAGCAGGAGAAAATTCAGCACAAAAGAAAAGAAAGAGACAGCGCTGCAAGAGGTCTGATCGCAGTAACGGTTGCCAGCATGATGTTAAACGCGGTGATGGCTATGATCATTTACATCTTGCAGGCAGGACCAATCTAAGGAGGTGAACAAAGAAATGGATGTAAAGGTAAAGAAAGATGCCGAAGAAGAAATGAACTGCATCTTAGATCTACTTGAAGAATGGTGTCTGAAATACGATCAGGATTATGCAAACGCGGTTGTACTTGTAAAACATGATCAGATCACATCGTGGGGAAGTATAGGCAATCACGAAGATTTTGACGTTTACAGAACAAAAGAGCGCCCATAAATGAGGCGGCAACCTCAGGGCGCATAGATAAATAATCAACATTATTGTAACAGAAAGGACGAGAAAAGTGAAGAAATTTGAATTAACAAATGAATTTGTAACAAATATGTTCGGGACAAAGCTGTTCCGCATCCGTGCCCTTGTTGAGTTCGGCGATGTGGAAGCCGGAGAACTTGGCGGGTATGTGGAGAAGGAATCAAACCTTGGTCATGACGACAATGCGTGGGTGTACGACAATGCGTGGGTGTACGGCAATGCACAGGTTTCCGGCGATGCGCGGGTGTACGACAATGCGTGGGTGTACGGCAATGCACAGGTTTCCGGCGATGCGCGGGTGTACGGCAATGCGTGGGTGTACGGA